ATGGGATGTAGCGGATTGTGAAGCATTGAGTGAGATTATAAAACAAACCGATGCACGATTAGTAGTATCATCCGACTGGAGAAAACATTATGGTTTCATTCAGTTGAGTATGATATTTGAACATTATGGTATTGGTAGGTGGAACTTATTAGATACCACTACACATTTCAATCCTAAAAAGAAAATGAGTTCATCGTTAGAATGGGATAGAGCATGTGAGATTGAAACATGGGTAAAACAATTCAAACCTACCAATTGGATTTCTATTGATGATATGCAATTAAACTTTGGATATAAGTCATTAGGTATCGCACAATTTCATCACGTACAAGTTGATGGTGATTGGGGGTATGGTGGTAAGTTAAGAGATAAGATTGGTGAATGTATAACAAAATTAAATAGATAATGAGAAAGTTAACAAAGTATAGTCCGAATGTATTAGTAGGCATGGAATTTAATATTCCTTTATTCAATGCAAAAACACAAATGTATCGTTGTAGTGAAGTGAAAGAAACTACGCATGGTTCGTATGTAGACCATAAAAATTATACTCTTTCTTTTTCGTGGATACCAACATCATATAATGTTCCCGAACTTATAGAAGTCGAAATTTATATTCCAGATAGTAGTCCAAATACATTAGTTCAATTTTTTGAAATAAAGGACAAACAAACTGGTAAAAGATGGAATCTGACAAAACATACCTGGATGAAAAAAGACTTAAATTCATTAAGTGGAATTAGAAAAATATTAGAGCAAACACCATTAAAAATGTAACTATGTTAATAATAAAAAACCCAAACGATATAAAAGGAATGAACTTTGTAGATGGTAGATTTACATTAAGAGAAGTTGAAATATACGATGAGAGATATAAATTTGGATTTAAAGAAACGAATAGAGGTAGGTGGGTATATGTTCAGGTATTTAGAAAACCAAAATGGGATAGTGAAAGAGGTGAAAATATATATCAAGTAGACAATGGTAGATTTGATAGTCATTGGATATCTGCTAAATGGTTTGCTGAAATTAAGAATGTCAAATTCACATTTACGGAAGCATTAAAAGTGTTATAATATGTTAGAGATAAAAAATATAGATAGGGCAATAAATATGACCTGTTATGGTAGACCAATTTATCATATCAGTACACATAAAAATAAACTAGGTGAAGAATCATATGTATTTGAATTTGACGCAATTGAAGATGGTCAGGTTCCAACAGGTTATAATAAACCACAACAAATACATTTAGTTCGTAATGAATATAATGGAACGTATAGATTATTTACTATGGGATTACAAATGGCAACTGAAAAGAAAGTTGTATTATCGGAAATAAAATGTATGACATCATTGTTGGTTGAAATATCGGAAATATTAAGAACAACAAAACATTGGTGGAAACATTCAAAAACAAATTAATATGTTAGTAATAAACAATATAGAAAAATTAGAACATAAAAGGTTAGGTCAATGGAGTATCGAAGGTGTGGAAATGGATTCTCTAACAACTAGATATTACAATTATAACTATACAATTAAATTAAGTAGAAATAGTATGGGTGCAGCAATCATTATTGAAAGAACGGAAGGTGAATTTGGTTACAATGTTTCAATATGTTATGAAAATTATGATAATATAATTTCAACAGCTGCTGTTGGTAAAAAAGAATTAAAAAATAGAAACATTTTCTTATCTCTGATGAGAGGAATTATAGATGCTGAATACGATAAAAGGAAATAATATGGCAAGAGTAATGGGAACTAAAAGAAGTCAGTATTTGAAGGATGATGTCCAAAGAATGCGTAGTGAAAGAAAAACTAAAAAAGCAAAAGTTGCTGGGGTTAGTGATAAAGATTATCAATACTACTTAGGTGATTTAATTGGAGCGGGTCATTTGACTATTGAGGGATTTAATAAAATTGAAACTACAATTGAACCTCTTTCAGTCGGTTCTACCGATAATACGGTATGTACTAACATAGTATTTCGTTCCCTCAAAAAAGGTGATAGGGATGGTATGAGACCACACTTAACTGGGTATCTTGCAAGCGGCCATCCAAAAGACCCGTTCTTTAAATTGAAAGGGTGGTTTAATGAAGATGGTAGTGTTAGAATTGAATTAGTAAAATAAAGTTATGTTAGTAATAAAAAACATAGATAAATTAGTAGGTGAAGAAACTGGTAGATACAAAATACATTCGGTTAAAGATTTTACCAATTCATATTCATTCGCAGTTTTAGATACGGAGATTGTTAGATATTTCCGAATTGATTTGATGAAAGAAAAACAAGATGGTAAGTGGGTATTAAGATATTCACCAACAAGATTTATTAGTGTTGACTATTTTGTAATTATACATCCACACCAATTGATGTGGCATATAATAAATTTAGTTATAACACATAGAAAACCAATTAAAACAAAATAATATGAAACTATATACAGAAGAACAAGTAAGAGAAACATTAAAATTAATGGGACTTGATTTAATGGTAAATGAGTTTTTAAAAAAAGCTGAACCAATAGAACTCCCAAGTGATGAGTATATTGATGAAGTATTCCAACCAATGACAGAGTTACACCAATATTACAAAGATGGGTTTATTAATGGTGCTAAATGGATGAAAGAACAAATACTTAACCAAAACAAATAAAATAAAATGAAATTAGAAACAATATACAAAAAGACAAAGACAGGTGCAACACAAGAGTGGACAATTGAAGTAGTGGGTAATAAATACCGAACACATAGTGGACAAGTTGGTGGTGTAATTACAACTAACGAATGGACAATTGTGTATGGTAAGAATACCGGTAAGTTAAACGAAACTACGGATAACGAACAATGTATGAAAGAAGCAGTTGCTAAACGAACAAAGAAGTTAGAAAGTGGTTACTTTGAAAACATTAAACACATAAACAAAACACAATACTTTGAACCTATGTTGGCGAGTAAGTGGGAAGATAGTAAGGATAAGATTACTTACCCAATATTCTCACAACCTAAATTGGATGGTATTAGATGTATTGTGACAAAAGATGGTATGTTTAGTCGTAATGGTAAACCAATCATTTCAGCACCACATATTAGAGAAAGTTTAAGTGAAGTATTTGACACACATCCTAACTTAATATTGGATGGTGAGTTATATGCTGACAAGTTTGCAAATGACTTTAATAAAATTGTATCGTTAGTTAAGAAAACAAAACCAACCGATGCTGACTTAAAAGAAAGTAAAAAGAACATTCAGTATTGGATTTATGATATACCAAATAATGATATTCAATTTGGTGATAGATGTGATAGATTGCATGATTTATTCAATTACAATTTTGATGATATGACAAAACATTGTGTTGAAGTTGAAACAAAAATTTGTAATGATGAAGATGAAGTGATGGCATTGTATGAAGAATATGTTGATAATGGATTTGAAGGTCAGATGTTGAGAACAAATGGTAAATACGAAAACAAACGGAGTAAATTCTTAATGAAGCATAAATCGTTCATAGATGAGGAATACACCATTATAGATGTTTGTGAGGGTGAAGGTAACAAAACCAATATGGTGGGTTATATGACCTTTGAAACGGCAGATGGCAAACCTTTTAAGTCTAATGTGAAAGCAACCTTTGAAGAGAGTGAAGAAATGTTTAGAAATCGTAAACAATTGATAGGGAAACAGGCAACAATCAAATACTTTAATTTGACGCCGGATGGAATTCCCCGCTTTCCTTACGTTGTAAACATTGATAGAGAAAGTTATGAATAAATTTGGAAATGTAAAATAAAATTAGTATATTTAAAAAAAATAATATGAATGATAAAAAATTAATATTGGAAATTATGCATGTGCATGAATTACCACCATCAATAAAAGAGTGGTTTATACCAGTTGCACCAAAAAAATATGAAGGTTGGTTATATAAATTTACTTGTTTAATATCAAAAAGAATTTATATTGGTATCCATAAAGACGATGGTACTATATATTGGCATTCTTCTGAAAATCAAGAATTTCAAAAAATCTTTGCTAATCCAAATTCAAATTTAAAATACGAAATATTGGAATATGGTGATTACGAAGATTTAAAAAGAAAAGAATATGAGATGTTATCGGCAGCGAAGGCAAGAACAAATCCTCAATATTTTAATTTATGGAATGGATTTCCAATCCACGATAAAGTTGACTTTAAAAAAATAGAAAAGTTATACGATAAAATAAAAAGTGGTGTCTTTATAACAAACGATGAAATACCCAAAGAGGAATTGAGGGATGTTAAGTTTTTACAGGTTAGAGAAAAAGAATATGTCGCGGGAGCTATTAAAAAAATAGCAGAAAAGTTAGACACTAAGGGTGGTGATACAACCAAATCCGACCCACCCGTTATTTTATCAGACAAATTCGGAGACGGAATTCATTTTGGTATTGGTGGAAATCACACAAAACAAGCAGTATTAAAATCAAAGCATGCAAAGGCAATAAAATGGAATTTCATTCCTCATACTGAACATGAGAGTTTTTCGGAAATGGAATTGAATATATTGGGAAATATGTTAAATGCTATTCCTGATAATCTTAAAAATGATATTGAAGAAGCTGATATGATTAAGTCTTTATTAAAAATCCATTATGAAGGTACAAGTCTTGATAATAAAGAAGTGAAAAAATATCCATTACTTTGTGGATTTACACCAACAGAACGAAATAGATTATTAAGACAAACAAAAAATGAAATTCTAAAAACACAAAATCGTAAAAACAAAGGTCTTATTTTCATTGATTATTCGGAAGGTAGTCCTGAATATACAAACTTACAAAAAACAAAGAAGGAAAATCAAACAAAGGATGTAGCTTGTATCGTTGCATCATCGGCTGCAATAAATTTAGATAGAATTGCAGAAGCTGCAGACAAAGAAAATAAAAACACAATAGTTGTTGTTATATATCATTCGGAACCATATTATGAAACAAATTGGAAAAATAAATTGAAACCAAAATTAGAAAGGTCAATCAAATGGTTTCGTTCATCGGAAACATTAATTCAATTTGAAGAAATGAAATCTTGGAAACCCGAAATATTGTAAAGTGAAAGTATAACAAAAAATTATAATATAACACCCAAAACCCCTATTTTATAACTTATTACAAATCAATGAGTTATGAAATGGGGGTTTTTCCTATGTATAACCCATTGGCCTGCAACCTTTTAGGAACGGATAATTAACTTATTGGCCCTCAATGAGTTATGTTTATTACAAAAAAACATATATGTAACTCGTTGATTCTCTATCAAGAACTTTTCAAAATACTTTCATAAGCCCATTGCCAGAAGCCTAATTTGTCGTATCTTTGGTTATTGGGTTGAAAGAGTACCCTAACATATATAAAAAAATCTTAATATGAATAGTATGAAATTTACAACAATTGGTAATGCGAAAAAATTGACTAAATTATCTTATTTAGGTTCAGTCGCAAGTAGTTCAAAAATCGCAAAAGGTTTACAATATAATGAAATGACTTATATATTGTATCTTGCACCTGCGTCTCAAAGTGGTTACAATGTTTGTCCAATGTCTACCGAAGAATGTAGAACGGCGTGTTTAACTGAAAGTGGACATAATCGTATTGACGTTAAAAAGAATAATATTAATAAAGCACGTATCGCTAAGACTAAATTATTCTTTGAACATAGACAATTCTTTATGGGTTGGTTGGTAACTGAAATTGAGAAAGCTAAATATAACGCTGACCAATTGGGTTATCGTTTTTCAGTTCGTATTAATGGTACGAGTGATATCGATATTACTACTTTCAAATTGGGTAATAAAAATGTATTACAATTATTTGATGATGTTCAGTTCTATGATTATACCAAAGTTGCTAAACGATTTAAGTTAATGGACAAATATCCTAATTATGATTTGACTTATTCTTTTAGTGGTTATAATATGTTACAATCATTACAATTGTTAAGTGAAAATAAAGGTAGAGTTGCTATGGTATTTGAAGGTAAACAATTACCTAAATCATTTATGGGTTATAAAGTAATTGATGGTGATGCATACGATATGAGATATTTGGATGAGCAAGGTGTTATTGTAGGATTGAAGTTTAAGTTTGTCCGTAACAAAATCGACACAGCAAATAACAAATTCATTATACCAATGGATAGTCAGTTTAGTGATTATGGTAATATCAATCCAATGATGTCAAAAATGGCTCAAAGTAAACTGAAACAAAAATCAAAGAAAAAATTGTTTACATTAAATAATAATAGATAATGAAAACGAATATAGAACGACAAATAAAAAGAAAAGACCAGTTAGATGCTGGTCTTTTTGATGGTAGGTATAGACAAAGAGTAGTAGTGAATAAAAAGAAAAAAGCTCAAAAGAATTGGGCACGCAAAACAAAATAGTATGAATTATTATCAAATAGTTGCATTCGCACAAAAATTAAAAAAAGAAAATATGAATAAGAACAATGATGCATTTATTGATGATGCGTACAATGAAGAAAGTAAATTGTATGGTGAGTTTTTAGACGAAGTGAAATCGCACGACTATTCGTATATGATGTCGGATGACCACAATGTTTATATGAATGGTCGTAACAAAGAAAAACAAATCGAAGAAAAACT